AAACCCATACGCCGCCAAATCTGGTCGTTGACCATGTCTTGGGTGTAAAGAACGTTAGAACCCGCGTCAGAAACGCCTCCACTACCCGTAGTTCTGTCAACAAAACCAGCGGTAAATTCGTAGCCACCGTCAGAGCGCTCACCTTTAACACCTGTTGAAATATCTAATTCTTCGTAGTTATCACCAATTTCAAAGGTAAAGAACTTCTCTTGTTGTATATTATAAATAATGTCTCTATAACCAAGACCTCTCTTGACAGAATTAAGCATTTTTACAATTCTAAGACGTTATTTATATTTTAACTTACAATCTGTTTAACTCTTTTAGCCCCTATTTCTTGCTGACTTGCCAGCAGCTTTTGCTTTAGAGGTATTAGGTGTCACTTTTTGTCCTGCCTTAGATGCTCTACGTTTCTTAGCGTCAGTGGCACTTTTTTCTTTAGCACTGAGTTTACCCCAAGCTTTTTTCGGTAGATATCGTTTAGTAGAACCATCAGACTGCTTTGCTTTATCACCTGCACCGTCTTTGGTTTGCCACTTCTCTTTACCCCATTTTTTGAGCTTGTTGGTTTTAGCGCTAGGTTTTTTACCTTCGTATTTGCCGCCGGCATCTTTGTAGTATTTGGTTGCAAGTTGCATAGCACGAGCACTGTGCTTGCCACCCATCTTCGCTTTAGCTTTTGCTTTAGCTGCAGACCAGGCAGCAGGGTTTTTCTTTTTAGCAGTTCCGTCAGCCATTACTTTTTACCTTTGCTATGTTTGCACCCGCAATTACCTTTAGGTTTAGCGGGTTTCTTAACTGTTTTAGACATACTTTTGACCTAGTAGTTGTGGCCCATGACTCATTCCGCCATGAGGTTTTGCGGGGTAAGTCTCAGGTTTAGTTGCACAACCTTCACCTGTATTGACCATTGGCTTAAGAGCCTGACCTGCCATACGCATCAGCATTTCCAGCGCTTGCGTGCTGCCTTACCACGCTCACCATTCCAGCTAGCACTTCTTGCGCAAAATGCTTTCTTACGTGCACCGGCTTTAGTGCCAGGCTTACCGTTAGGTGCTGGCGCTTTTAAGTTACTACCAGTTTCACGATTGATTTTATCGCGCCCTTTTTGTGTTAATCCAGCACCTTGTTTTACAGAAAGTTTACCACCGTTTTTTACGGTCACGCCTTTCATTGCGCCTTTCTTCTTACTTTTGGCTGGAGCTTTTGCAGCAGGTTTAGCCTTAGGCTTTGCCGCAGGTTTAGCAGCCATAGCAATATTTATGAACTCTATATTTATTGTAATGGATCTGGTTTTCCTTCTGATATTACAACTGCACGCTTATAAAAGTAACAGTCAGTCTTGTTAGCTTTTTCTAAAGCTTCTTTAACCTTCTTCCAGTTTTCTTTTTCTTGATTATTCATAAGATTACTTAGTTTCATTTTCAATTAGAAATGCCATTTCGCTATGCATTTGGTCACTTAGTGCACATACTTGTGCACAAGCACCCATGATTAAGCCGCGTTGGTTTGGACTGAGGGGAGCAGTTTCGGCATCTTCAGATAGAACATTACCGATGTCTCCTAATGCCATAATAATTGCCGGCAGTCCCCATTTTTCTACTAAGTTATGAAGCACAGACAGAAGTGGATTCTCTCCACTCTCTACTTCTTTCCAAAATTCAGTGCGTTCTTCAATCGTCATTAGTATTGTCCTTTAATACTATTGTAAGCGTTAGAATCACATCAGTTGATTATATAAAATGTCCAAGCTATCCTTTAATGACTTTGAAAATTTTTTCAAGTATTATAAGTCTGAGTCACAGCAACAGGCTGGCGTCCGTATTCTTTACGAGCAGATGCGGGATGTATTAAAGGATGACGAGCACGATTGGATTAAAACTTACCGTAACAAGCCTAAGCTTACAATCAGCAACCCCCTTGCAGTGCCGTATCAAAGCCAGAATGATAACGCTAGCGGTACCGGATACCGTGAATGTTTCTCAAGTAGCTGTGCAATGGTCGCAATGTATTACGGTAAGATTGAGAATGACGATGCTTATAACGTAGTTAGGCAGAAGTATGGCGATAGTACCGATGCACAAGCACAAGTGAGAGCATTGCGGTCACTTGGCCTTGAGGCTAATTTTATTAGCAACGGTTCAACAGCTGATTTAAAAGCAGCAATTGATGCGGGGCGTCCTGTGCCTGTCGGTTGGTTGCACCACGGATCTGCTTCTGCTCCTAGTGGAGGCGGACATTACTCTGTCGTGATTGGTTATACCGATAAAGCGTGGGTAGTGAATGACCCTAATGGGGAAGCTTTGTTGAGCAGCGGTGGTTATACCGATAATCTCGATGGTTCTAACCAGATCTACAGCTTTAAAAATTTCAATCCACGTTGGGTTGTCGAAGGTCCAAATTCAGGATGGTATATGGATATTAGATTAGAGACGTTGACGCAAAAAAAGTAGACGCGGGAGTTCAGACTACTGAGCCTACCCGCACTTCACAAGATGGCATTAACCTCATTAAGGAATTTGAGGGCTTGCGTTTAGAAAGCTACTATTGTGCAGCAAATGTGCTCACGATTGGCTATGGCCACACGAGTGGTGTCTATGAAGGTCAAACGATTACCGAGCATGATGCTGAAGAGCTATTGCGTAAAGACCTAATGTGGTTTGAGCAAGAGGTTAGTCGTTTGATTAGTGTGCCTTTAACACAGCACGAGTTTGATGCGATTGTCAGTTTCACATTTAATGTAGGCAGCGGTGCATTATCAGATAGCACCTTCCGTCGCCGAATTAATGCTGGCGAAGATAAGGCTACGTGTTTTCGTGAAGAATTTGTACGCTGGATTTCAGGTGGAATACCAGGGTTAATCCGCAGGCGAGATGCTGAAGTAGAACTTGCTACTAACTAACTTCTAATCTATTTCTAATTAGAAGCAGCGAGGCTGAAGTAAGGCTAGCTCTTAACTAGCTATCTTTTTTACTACCTCAGTTTCACTGACTGGGGTTTCTTCTTCTGGTGAAAACTCAAGAGTTTCTACTAGGTCTTCAAGTGCTCTTGCTGACATACTGATAAGGTTAGCATTATTAGTTGTTCCAGCTGCAGCGAAACTATTGATTGCGTTTACAAGTTCTGATTTTTTACAAGACATATTAAAGGTTTCGTTCAATCTCTAATCTAGCAAAAAAAGCCCCTGTAATAGAGGCTTGTGCCCGACTAACTTTTATTGATGTCCGTCAACCCAAGGTTTATCGGGGTATTGAAAAGACATTAGTTGCTACCTACTTCGAGTGATGTGACTTTTGCTTCAAGTGCTTCAATGCGCGATACTGCTTCTTGTAAGGCGGCTGTGAGGGTTGCTACTACGTGGGAAGCATCAACACCCTGTAAAACTGGTTCACCATCTGCATCTACTTCGTCTTTCACACCAGATACTGCTGCAGGAATAACCTCTTGCAGTTCGTGGGCAATGAATCCGACTTGTGTAGAGTTAGCATTGCCGATGAAGTTGTAGCTAACAGGCTTCAATTGCTTAAGAGCTTGAATGCCTCCTGTATAATCAACGATGTTCTCCTTAGTTCTGTAATCAGATGTGTTCTGATAGAGGATAGAACCAGTACTAGCTTGCCAGAAGATAGCACCACGAGTAGATGATGCACTACCAACACGAATTGACATGATGTATTGACTGGCAGGGGAGCTAGTACTCTTGTTGCCATTTATTGAAATAACATCGGAAGTACTCCTGGTTTCCAAGCGGCAGGCAACCTGTTGACTGGAAGTCGCAAAGACGTCTAACTGGGCTCTTTCTGTATAGCTTTGACCAGAATTATTGGCAGTAGTTTTACCAACGTAGAGGACATTCTCGGAACCCGAGACAGAGATTACAGGAGTGGAGGAAGCAGCAAAGATATTTGTAGTTACCGTTGCGTGGTCAGGGTTTACTTCAACTTCGGATGGACTAATCTTAAACCGGTTATTACCATTAGACACGAAAGCCAGCGTTCCAGCGTTGTTATTATATCCCAAAATTCCAGTATTGCCATCGCCTTGAATACCGATAGATGGAGATGTGTGGGTGCCAACCTTCATCAAGATCTGGCCACTCATTGCAATAGTTTGGGCATTTAGGGTTCCCGTTATAGTGTCGCCACTTTTTTTGACGTATCGCCCGTCAGTGTATGTGGTATTTAAGGATAAAGTTCTAGTTGTAGTTGCACTTTGGTTAGCTCTAGCATTATTGCCACTTGCTGTAATACCTGTTCCGCCATTGATCTGAATTGCTCCGTTACCAGGAGTGACTTGTGTATTATCATTCTTTAAAGTAATGGTGGTATCACCTGATTGGTTAACCGTGAAGGTTTGATTGGTCGTACCAGGTTGAACGATTGTGATTTTACCATTATTAGCAGCTGCTGGAATAGTTGGTTTATTACTTAAGTCCGTGTAACGAATAACAGGGAGAGTTAAAGTGGATGATGAAATCTGATTGGCTGTAAATGATCCTATTGCCAATGCTCCTTCTCCCGCAGTTTGAATCGTTAGTGCTCCGTTACCAGGAGTGACTTGTGTATTATCATTCTTTAAAGTAATAGTGGTATTACCTGATTGGTTAACCGTGAAGGTTTGATTGGTCGTACCAGGTTGAACGATTGTGATTTTACCATTATTTGCTGCAGCTGGAATACTAGGCGTTCCGCTTAAGTCTCCATATCGAATAGTAGGAAGAGTTAAGGTAGATGCTTGACTCTGATTGGCTGTAAATGATCCTGTTGCCGATGCTCCTTCTCCCGCAGTTTGAATCGTTAGTGCTCCATTAGCACCAGCGATACGTATAATATTATTGTCACTAGCTTTTAAGAATACAGCAGGATCGTTTACGTTGTAGTTAACGGCTAATTCACCATACTCCATCTGTTCGGCAGAAGGTTCTTTTGCTGCGATATTAACTAATGCGATACTCTTCTTTAATTGAATTTTCATTTCCGCCTCGCTAATAAGCTATACCACAAATAATAATTTGCTGTATTTATTCTAACGACTACTAATATCAGCAAAAAATCACGCCGCTATCAATATCATTTAAGATTAATGTCACATTCAGTTGGCGTCATCTTTGCTCTTATCTGTCACATCTATACTGCCAAGTAATACATTTAACTTACCTTTTATTTGACGTTCTGTCACTTTTGCAAGTATGTTTTGACACGAAAGAAGTGCCTCAGTGGTCTTCTTTAGACTTTCTTGTAGGACATCAACATTTGTGCAGTGATCGATTTCATCTAATCTGACACGCAGTATTAATTGTTTTTCTAGTGAAACTTCAAAGTCTTCAGGCTCAAACACTTTTATTCTCCATTATTTATCAAAAGTCTAACAAGCACAGAACCCTGTTTATTTTTCTTTTAAAGTAGAACCCGTAAGTAAGGCTAATGTTGTAGCCACCATCACGTTGAATGTTTGTTGGTATCTTTCACCAATTTCTGGACAACTTTCTAATCCTTTATTTCGTGAGCAATAATAAAGGCTAGCACCAAAAATGCAGGCTTGAAATGTAAAAACGCCTGTGAGTAACCAAAGTAAGAAACGTCTTTCAGGCATTAATTATTCACCTTCAGCTTTAGTTATTTACCTATTGTAGAATCAGCACGCCACATTCTAATGTGCTGGCTGACTTATACTACTATCTATTAGAAGTTGCTATTTAGGATTACGTATGCAAGTTCAACGTCATCCAGATTTAAACCTTGAGCTAAGGCAAATATTACCTCAAGTGTTGTAATACCTCCGCGTTTATATGAAGCTATAAAACGTTCACCCACTTCATCCATTTCTTTACTAAGTTTTTCTTCAAATTGTAAACGAGCTTCTACAGTTGGATATTTGTTTGGTTCTAAAATCTGCTTACGGTCAATAAACATTGCTGCAATTGAATGTTTACACATTTTAAATTTCATTCTGTCTTCACGACTTTGCCAACTCTCAATTTTACCGGCTGCTTGATTTTTCCCTAAAGCATCAAAATCACTTTGACCTAAGACAGTAGGCAATGGGTAGCGTCGTTGTCTATTGATTTTACGTGTGCCAGCATCTTCAGTCTGCTGTGGTGATGCTAATATAGCCTTTGCGTGATTAGGGCAGCTGCAGGAATAAAGTGTTGCTGGTTGTAGAGGATTTCCTGACGAAAATACTTCATCCATCCAAGGGTCAACATCAGTATCAATGAGCAACCAAGGTTCTAATTCATTACCATCTTCATCTATGTCAGGATAATCTGTAGTTTTATATTTTGATTTTGTGAAACTGTAATCAGTGAATACGAGCGTTCCTGTTGAACCTGTCTTAGCGATGATAGGGGCATAAAGCTCTACCTCTGTAGTAGCAGGCACAGATGTAATAACTAAATTACCATCTAATGTAGATACGCCCAAAATCGTAAATGGCAGTACTGTATAAGAGACTGTATCTATTCGTTCTTTGATTAGATCTGCTGTTACATATTGACGACCATAAAACCTTTGATATAGCTCTTTTTGATAAATGTATAGACCTTTGATAGTGTAAGTTGCGTTATTAGATTTAAACAGTGTAGGTAATTGAGCGATGTCATATAGGGTAGGAGGAAGCAGTTCAGCTGATGCATCTAGTACTGATATCGCAGAATTTGTTTGAGTATCACTTAATCTTACGCCAAAGTAGTCAACTGCATCAATCCACTCAATACTGTCCACTGTATCAACTGTTTTTTCAACAAAGAAGTCTGGGATATAAACAACTTGTCCAACTAATGATTGATAGTCAGTCAACGGATCAACGCCTTCAGTATAATCTAGATCTGCTATTGGTATTGTCACTTCAATCTCTGTAGGTTCTTGAAATGACTTGCCAATATGAAGTAATGGTTTGTCTTCGCTATCTAAAACATACGTTAATGTTGCTTCGGTTTCACCATCAGTCAGACGTTCACCTACCATTCGGAATAACAGACGTGAATCAGTACCAAGTGCGTTTTTGCACCATATTTCCCGATTGGCTTTATTTGTTGGATACTCAAATAAATCGTTCTGTACTGATATGATTGAGCCTAAATCAGGATTACTTGTACACTCACGTTTCATTACATAGTGATTGTTACTATCAGCGTTGGTTGTAGCAAACTTATATCCAGTAAAAGTAACATCTACTTCTTCTGGTGTACCTTGATATAGCTTTGATAGCAGGATTGATTTCTCAAATTCTTGTTCTAATTGATTGTATGTTTCCAATACATACCAAGCAGCACGATTGTAGTATTCGTAACCTTTTCGCCATTTCACCCAATCGGAATCTAGGTTCCACTTCTCAATAACACTACGGTGTACTGATGAGCCATAACTTCTATTAGACGGGTATAGGCCGGCAGCACCCTTCCCTTTGCCTTTATCTATGCGGTCAAAGTCTTTAAGCTTTTTTAATTCAAATGAGTTTGTTTTACCAAACCCATTATTCTTTCTTGGCATTAATAATAACCACCTTGTAAACCAAGTAGTGGCGCATTAGGTGCTTCATCAACTGCAGACTGTTGTTCTACTGCTGCCCATAAGGCTTTACCTCTAGGTATATACAAGGCACTAAACTTATTGTCTGTTGAGCCTGCGTGAGGCATTGGTGCCAGAACAAATGGCAAGCTACCGTCAGCAATTCTTGTAACGTCTCCAGTTGTTGTCCCGCCTGTCAATGTGGCAACAAAGACGCTTTGCTGTGCTCGCAAATAATCACTGGCAGTGCTTAGATACAGATTAATTTTATAGCCAGTAGCATTTGCTCTAGAGATTGCATAAATGTCTTCAATGATTGCTCCATCATTTGTTGTGCAATCAATCGCGATTGCTGCACTATTAGTGCCTGTGATATCTAAACCAGCGTTCTCAGCAACTGTTGCTCCTGCAAGGTCAATGACCTCGTGTAGCACTCTGTCAACTAAGAGTGGCTGTTTGTTTGTAGATGTAGATGCCATTGTTATTTACCTTATGCGTTGTTTGGCTTTTGATTGCGACCGCCACCACGGCCTGTGTTCATACCGCTTTGCTGTACTGATGCGGTGGTATTTCCCATCAATGGCATTGTCGTATCTGTTTGACCAGCCATGCCTCCAGGAATTTGTCCAGGATTAACTTGTCCTTGCATTTGTGTCTCTACGGGAGTTCCAACCATTCCCATCGGACCAACTTGATATGAAGGCATATTGTTATTACTAGACGCATACAGTTTCTCTGCACGTGATGCTGCTTCTTGTGCTAGACCCATTGGTAGCATCATCTTCATTGTCTCTTCTTCTGGCTGAGGCACTGCGTTATATGGCTGTTGATTTAATCCTCTGCCAGGCACTAAATTCTCAGCTTGACCTGAGTTCTGTACAAAACCTACGCCACCCATTCGTCCATCAGCAAGACTTAGCCCACCATCACCATAGGGATAAAGATTAGTGCCACTCATTGAGCCTGACTGTGCTGCACCACCACCCATTGACATTCCTACTTGAGGATTGTTCATCATGTTGCCTTTACCCTGAGGCATCCCAGGCATTGGCTGTGGTGGGATACCACTTGTGCTGTCTGTTGATACAGTCTTTGCACCAGTTGGGTCTGCATCACCCATTTGCATCCGACGCTTACGCTTTGCTTCTGACATGATTAAACCTGATACATTTGTTGACGGTCATTGAGGCCCATATATTGACGGCCTTGAGCGATCATTTGAACACGTTCAGCAGCTTGTTGTCCTGCCATTTCTGAATCAACCTGAGGTTGAATTGTTTGTGAGTATTGTCCATCTAGGAAACCCGTCAGATTTTGAGGCTCTTCTGTAACTTGATTACCAGCAGCGTCTGTCTGAGGTTTGAAATTACCAAATTCACCATCCAGTGCATCACCAGTGGTTAGATTTGTATTACCATAACGTGGGTCGCGAGTTGCTTTAGTCGCCTGACCTGTGCCGTTTTGATAGACGGATTGAATACCCATAACAAATGGATTACTCATACCTGCTTGAGCTAGCGCAGCAGACTTTTTAGCTTCATATTCAGTGTCACCACGTCTCCCCATTGTAATTTTTTGAGTTCCCATAATCGTCTAAACGTTTCCTATGTTTATTCTACTATTAACGCCACATAGTATTGAGCATCATTCGTGTTCCAACCGCAGTATCTGCTGGGCCTGGTATCGCCATAATAAATTCTGAACCTGAGCGATCAAACATATAACGTCTTACTTCAGGTCGCCTGTAGTTAGCAACATAGAGTGTTTCTGCTAAGCGGTCTACTTCACGCAGATATAGTTCCCAAGAATATTCATCTGCCTTCAGTGGGTCCGTCGTGGCAATAGTACGTTGGACGTCACCAGCGATTTGTTCCAGTCTTGATGTTGCTGCGGTATTGAACTGACCAGTTGTGGGATCAATTTCGTAATACGCACTCTTTTGGAATGTGTAATCACACCGAGTAATGTGATTTATGATTTGGGCATACCATAGGTTGTCAGGAATTAAAGCCATTGCTTCTTCAACTCTGGCTCTATCACCAGCAGGGATTTGTGACCCTGAGTTGATGCCTAAGTGAAATCTAACTTTAGATTTTAGTAGATTGTCTAATTCCATTAGCCAAGTAACCCTTGTTGTGAATAAGCGTCGCGCAAGATTGCTTCAAGTTGTGCTTCATCACCTGGCATCATTCCGCCTTGTGCTTGAATTTTTGCAAGCATTGCTCCAGCAGGACCGGTTTGATTTACTGCTTGATTTTGAGCAATAGCACCGAGGCCACCACCGACGATTGCACCTACAAGTCCGCCAGCCATACGAGCACCTGGCTTCATAAAATGATTAGTTCCACGTAGATGGCCAATTCCTTTACCAACCATGTGTGGGACAGCGCCTGTTAATGCACCGAGGGCAGCACCGCCGCCAGCACCTAATGCAACCATGTCACTAAGGCGTGGACCCTGTTCAGCTTCTTGTGCTGCTTGTGCTAACAGCACTTGTTCAATACGTGGGTCCATTGTTTATAACACCTTTGTTATTAATATTTTAACTTATGAAAATGAGGTCTTCCTCAATTAGTTGTTCCCAGTTGACACGAGGAATATTCTCTAGTTGCTTGAGGTTTGCGAACCTTTCACCGCTAAGAGACATTCGTAGTTCAACGATACGTTTTGCAGTTGCATAACCAACACCAGGCAGACGTTTTGCAATTTGTTCAGCAGGAGCGGTATTCAAATTCAGGCGTGTATCTTCAATAGGAACAACTGTATTAGGGATTTGCTCTTCTGGTTCTGGTGCAATTTGTGGAGCGGCAAGTTTTGTCAGACGACCTTTTTGACGGTCGTAAGGTACAAGTTGCTCAAGATTTACATAAGTAATATTCCCTCCAGCATCTCTCACCATTGCGAATTCTTTGTCATGCTTGTTGATAAATTCAACAAGTTTGCCTGTTTTCTGGTCTTGAAATAAGTTACTCATTACTATACTTACTACACTTGTTTATTATAGGCATAAAAAAGAACGCCTCCGAAAAGACGTTCTATTTGATTATTGATTATAGATCAATAGCCTTGACCAGCTTCAACAGCGTAAGGGATGCTTACGTCATCATAACCTGGAGCAGGGGCTGGGAGGTAGTAGCACACTTCAACCAAGATGGCGGAAGGTGAATTACGGGTAGCACCGGCAGAAGGCTTAAGTGCAGCTACATAGTCAACACTGGTTGTAACTTCAACAGTGGTATCAACAGAGGTGCTAACAGCAGAGCCGTCAACAATTGAATTGAGTGCAGAAGAAACACCATCAGCTGCGAAGAAGCCGTCAGCTTCTGCAGTGAGTGTTGCAGACGTAGGTGCATTAACGCCAAGAGTTTCAAGCGCAATGGTGCCAGTACCAGCGACTGTTGCTTCCTGCACACCAGGTGCGGAAATTGCAGTGCGATATACGACAGCACCGGTAGGAATTACCAAGGGCTTATCTTTGCGAGGCTTGTCATCTTGACGAAGGTCAGGAGATAGCACCTGCGGTGTGTATGTACCAGCAGTAAGGGTGCCGCTGATGTCAGTCACACTGTCATTGTCTGGGTTAAGAACAAGAGCGCCTACGAGGCGATAGAACTCAACACCGGGGAGAGCCACAACACCCTGATCGCGATATGCGTTCAGTTGGGCTACATAGTTACCTGGATAAATTACGGACATAGTTAGTTCTCCTATCAATATACGAAAGAGTAACCAACCGTGATGAAATCCTTATTAAGGGTTTCAAAACCGGCAAACAGACTCCAGATCATAATGATGAAACGTGAGAAGTCATCATTGTTGTTCAGAAGAATCTGAGCGTTATTACCACCGATACCCACGCCAACAGCTTGGGGACCGAAGAAGATAAGCTGCGATGCTGTGTAATCGGCAGCAGAAGCGCTTTCATCTGTAATAACCAAGTTGTAATTGGTTTCAGGAAGGTTGGTGGACTCGAACCAACGGACACCCTCAAAGAGGAAGCCAGTAGGCATTACGGGCTGACCAGCCACAAAACCGGCTTGACCATAAGCAGGACCCATTCCTTGATAGAAATTAGCGTTAGGTGCCTGGTTAGGTTGCATGGGGTTAATCATGCCGTTGCCGGGATAGCGAGCAATCTCGCGGAAGTCAGAATTCTGACGAAGGTGCATCATTGCCGTTGGGTCAACGATACAGCGGTAGTAACCATCAGAGAAGGTTGGGACATTACGCTTACGCAAGTCCTTCACAACTTCGAGAAGGTCGGTAGTTACATCAAACTTGGCAGAATCGCCAGAATCATAAGTAACTCCAAGGGTGCCACCAGTAGCTCCTTTTTCTTTGCCACCGGGAAGGTAGTAACCGCCTTGCTCATTCGAAGCCTTGCCAGCGGCCTCAGCCTTAAGCAGTTCGTTTGCAAAGACGCGGTCACGCCAACGACGATAGTCATCAAGCAGCGTCAAGCTACCGATGGACTGGTGAAATACATTCAAATTACCTGTATCAAGCAGCAGACGTTGTGCTGTGATCAGGGTTTCACGAGCAACCTTGAAAGTTGAAGGCTGAGCGCTGTCGCGGGTATCGGCAGGGCCTGTATATTCCCTTAATGTCACTAATACCTTATCTTTGACAATGTTGCGTGCTGAAGCGGTTCCGAGTGTTTGATCGGCGGTCCGCTCGCGGGACTCCTTGGTACCAGGCTTACCCCAGAAGCGGTAACGATCAAGCTGCACGGTCTGGCCGGGCTGCTTACTGAAATCGTGAACTACCACTGGTTCTACCGCCATCTCAATGATGTAGGCAGGATGAGGACGGTAAAGTTCTGCACCAAGAAGCTTTGGAAAATCATTCGGTTTATCTAAGACTTTCGTCAAAGGCCGGACTATCTCTTCAACAAGTACATCTTGTTGCTGGGCGCTGATCTGGTCTTACGAAACACGCTTGTTTCCCCCAGTAGTCTCTGCACCTTCCTCACAAGTTCGTGTGAGGCTTGGCTCAGGATTAGCATCGTCTATACGTTAAGCCTTCCCTGAATTCACCCAGTTTTAAATCGACAGGAGAGCTACACTCTATCGATCCACATTGATCGCTAACTCCAAAACTAAAATTTATAAGTGACTCGACATGTCACATAGTTAGATACTAATAGTTATATTGGGTGTGTGAAAGATATACCCGAAAATACTGTGGAAAGATTTATTGATACTAGCGAATGGATACCTGTCCATACACTTGCTGGATTTGAATGTGCAATTGAATACTATGTTAATCGCTCTGGTCAAGTCAAAAGTTCTAAAGGTAATGTCGAGAGAATACTTAAATACAAGTGGCACAAGGAAGGATATCCTATGGTGACGCTTACTCAACGTATTGGTAGAAAGAAACCTCTCTATGTTTGTGTACATAAGCTTGTTGCTCTTGCTTTCTTAGGGCAACCTCCTACACCTTACGGACGTGGCAAAGGTTGCACAATGGTTGATCATATTGACGAAGACAAATCAAATTGCCATGTAGATAATCTACGCTGGGTTACTCGTACAGAGAACAATACTAAATTTAAATACCAACGTAGACCTAAGAATACTCCTGAACAAGCTGCTGCTGCAAAGGAGCGCCAACGTATATCAAAGCGTGACTATATGCGTCGTCTCAGAGATAAACAGAAAGCAGTTAAAATAGAAGAAAGTGATACCTAATTCTGATGTCAGATAGTCTTGTACTTAAAGGTCTTAAGGACGTTCGTAAGCATAAAGGTAGCGAAATGATGCTTGTGAAGCCAAAGCGTGGCGGTGATGTATATCCTGTTAAGAAGTGGTGGGCACTAAATTCTACGCAGGTTACTTACACACCTTGCTCTGTGTTTAAAGTGACTCAGAATGGTTTGTCTGTTTACCTTGCAGTTACGACGGCTAACTTCTCGTCAATTCGTATTGATAGTAGCGCTGACTTTGCATTCAACTTTTTCGGTATTCATCATATTAATCGTGGCGCACTCTTTAATGAGAACTGGGAATTGATTGAACATTATGTGTTCCCTAAAATTAGTGGTGGCAGAAGTATGACAGTGACACCAGCTGGTGCTGCTTGCCGTCCTAAGATTAAATAAACAGTTACGGCTTCTGCGTCTGTTGAAGAAGAAACTGAAGTTACCGAAGAACTTGACGCATGATCAAGTTTTTATCTTCAATTGATTCATAAGACCTATACTCTTGCCCTATGTCACACAAGATGTCGTAGGGTAATCTTTTTGTGTTTCTAGCGTGAACACCAATATAAAATGAACCCTTCAGTTTGACATACATCTTGTCGTAAGGATGCTCTTCTTTGTCTTGCGTATATAATCTAATATCCAGCCAATCATCTAAAAAGCGATTACCACTTTTGATATTTTTTAAATCAATACTGATGTATCCATTGTCAAGCTTTGGGAGGATATCTCCAAGCACATCAGCTTGCTCATATGTATTTTCTACAGGAAAGTCAGAATCATCGATTTCTGCCGACGAGTAGTAGTCGTCTGTTTCAATGAACAAATAGTCTATCTTTGCACAGGACCAACCATCTTCTTCAAAGCATGCTTTAACAATAGAAGGATTAATATCTAAGTCAACTTTTAAATAATAATTTTCAGCGCCAAATAACCCAACACTGTCTGTATACCTCAGTGTTGACGGAACTACACTGATACTAATCTTATCTGGATTATTAATCGTAGGACCTTTAGCGTAATTAAGGGATTTGGATGCAGCTAGCCCACCAGGTGCTGTGTAATCACTAGCGCCATAAACAGTATAAGATTGCTGAATACCTTGTGTAACATTCATCTATTTAAACGCTGTTTTTTCTATTGTATTAAAGATATTCACTTAGATTTTCTGATTGCTCACGAATTGCACGCAGCGCCTTGTTCTCTAGCGTTCGGACACGGTCTCTGCTCATATTAAGCACTTGGCCTATAGCAGTCATTGACATTGGCTCAAGGATGTCCTCACCGATTCCATATCGCATACGAACTACTGCAGCCTGCATTTCAGGTAAATCACAGATAATTTCACGCATATCATCTTTTACAGATTGACGTTCCAGCAACATCTCTGGTAGTTGCGTTTCATCCTCTAGTAAATCTATAAGTGCTGTGTCGCGGTTTTCACCAATTTTAATCTCAAGTGATGTTGGCTGACGTGCTTTGCACATCAAGTCTTTTATTTCATCTACAGTAAAGTCAAGGTAATCGGCAAGTTGGAAGACGTTAGGCATCTCACCATTAATTTGGCTCAGTTCCCGTTGAGCTTTCTTGAGTTTGTTGAGGTTTTCTGTAACGTGAATTGGTAAGCGTATTGCCCTCGATTTCTCCGCAATGGCCCTCGTGATGCCTTGGCGTATCCACCAATAAGCATAGGTACTAAACTTATAGCCACGGCCAGGGTCAAACTTCTCGACACCACGGACGAGACCAATTGTTCCTTCTTGAATGATGTCCAAGAGTTCCATATTTCTCTTCGTGTACTTTTTAGCAACAGAAACCACGAGTCTGAGATTTGCCGTGACCATTTTGTCTTTAGCTTTCGTACCTTCACGTATATCTCGTCGTAGTGCTTTTTGGTCATAGTCAAAACAGGTAGCTAACTCTGTGTTATCAATTTGACGATTGTTTTGTTCCGCAAGTTCTTTACGCTTGCCTTCAATTTCCATTAACCGTTGCACCTTACGACCTAGGAGAATCTCTTCATCGTGCCCAAGTAGTGGAATACGTCCGATATCACGCAGATATGACCGGACAGAATCCCCTGAATATTTTGGTGATGACATATACTTCTCGTGCCTATGTATTAACTATAGCCTTTAATACTAGCGATTGTCAATACTTAGCTGCGCATCATTGCAAACCTACGTGACTCCGAAGGTTCCTCTTCTCTACCTTCTAATGCTTCTACTGCCATTGCTTGTGCAGCGTGTTCGTTAAACCCTTTTGACTTGTAATTATCTTCGTATTGCTGATACTTCTCTACAGAGCTTTCAAAGTCTTCGCCGTGCGTAACCATTTCAGCTGTCATTTGATTAGCAGCTTGGTCGGGCACACCATCACGTTTTAGGTGCCTCCATATAGTCTGATAAATCTCAGGCGTTACCTCTTCGCCGGCTTTGCGTAGATGCACAGTATTAGTTAATCAGACTATATCAATTGTAGCGATTATTGTTATTAAGCTTGACGATAACGTCCGGCTTCAGCTTGAATCTGTCCGAGTTCAGCAGCTTGCTTTGAATGCATTGCACGATTTACTTTAATATCATTCATACGCTTATCTTTAAGCATTGGATTGCCCATCTCCCTGGTTGCTGCGCCGTTACCGGTTGCATCCATAATATTGGCAATTGTAGTATTCAATCCAAGCTGAGCTTTGTAGTCTGCAGTGCTCTGCTGCGTCATTTGATTTGTCACTTGTCCCATGGCTTGTGATGCCATACCAGACTGTGCTGCAAGTGCATTCTGTTGAATGTTTTGCATATCTTGCTGCTGTGCACGCTGAGCTTGTGGATTTACAAACTTTGTGTATGCTCCACCGTCTTGCATGTTTTTCATACCTGCATTAGGCAGGGTCATTGCACCAAGGCCTCTCTCAACAGATGAGTAAGGGAATGCTTCCTGTGCAAAAGGAATAGCCTCATTAGGCATTTGTGAGATACGCTGTGCCATCTTTCATTAACAATCTATAGTTCTATTGTAAGGGACTACTTTTAGTAATCCCCTACAGTTATTTATCAGAAGTCTTGGACAAGCATCTTGCTTTGGAAAGCCTGAGCAGGTGCACCGGACAGATACTGCCATGCGTTCTCAGGGTTGTTATCCATCAGCTGGCTGAAGTCACCCCAGAAGGAGTTAGCAGCGTTTTCCTGACGACCAGGAGTAGGCATATCCATTACTGGACGCTGGAAGTTTGAAGGAACTCCACGCTCTTCCTGCTGTGCAATTTCGTTAGCAAACTGTTCGCGAGCAAGATGCTCATCGATTGCTACACGTTCAGCTGCAGTAGGTGTTGGATAAGGACCATCAGGACCGAAGAAACCGTTGGTGTAATCAGCAAGCACGTCGGGGTCTGTCAGCATGATGTTCATCGCTGCACGCTCTTCAGAAGCTGCATCAAGCATCAGGTTCATTGTGCCATTACGGCCAACCTGTTCAATGAGAGCATCCTCTACAGCACATGCGTAATTATTAAGCAGTGCAGGAGCTTCCGAACCGAAGTGCTCAAGGACCTCAAGACTTACGTCAGAGATTTGGCTGAGGTAAGAATCACTTGGAGCGCTTTCGCTTTGACTTAGATACTGAGCCTGAGCCTGTGCTTGAGCGGCCTGTTGATACTGCTGCTGAGCCACCATTTGCTGGATTTGGCTGAGCTCCTGGGCCGAATAACCCTGGGTTGAAGCTTGGGGCGCGTAAGTCTGCTGCGCCTGACTGGCCCATTGATTCTGCGCGGGTGATCCCCAGCTGGCCTGGGTACTGGCCTGTGCTGTCGGTGTCTGATAAGCCGAGTACGACTCCTGGGCCGGGGACGCTTGCTGTGAATTCAGGCTGGCGTTGAGTGCCTGGAACGCCTCCTGCCAAGGATTGGCTGCTGCTGCCGGGGCCGCCGAAGCCTGCGGGACCGCCGTTGGCTGGTAGGCCATTGAACCCACCGGAGCCGCCTGAGGGGCTGCCTGGTAGTTGGACGGGGCGCTCATCCCTGGTTGGGAGGCCAAGCTGGGAGCGCTTACGGTCGGCGTCGCTGAGCTTGTTTGAGGTGAGCTCGCCATTGTCGGGCTTGTACTTTCCACTGTAACTTAACTCCTTACGTAAAAAATCGAGTGATCTATATAAGAACCCTGTAATATCAAGATTCGGGTCAGCCGCTAATGGCTGATTGGGCATTTGTGGATGGGGCAGTTGATATAACTGACCAATCATTGAAATAAATGTGTTAAATGCTTGTTGAGATTGCTGGACCATCCTGAATGGAAACCCAGTCAACATGGCAGCACGTTCTTCATCTGTTTTGCTAGGGAAGAGATACTTAAGTGCTTCAATAGAATCAACACCTAATTCTTGAAGGTTTCTGACGACAATGCTATTATTGAGAATGCCTTGAGAATCTTCTTCAAAAATCTCTCCGGTCCAGCGCCAATTGACTTTGCTGCTGCCATCAGGGATTAAACCAGTAACCCCATTAGGTATTTGACCTGATTCAATACTAGCAGAAAGCATCTGTGACTTTTTAACAGCATACTTTTCAGATTCTTTTAGATACTTTTCTTGTGCTGTTTGAAACTGCTGTGGGTCCTCAAACTGCTCTTCCAGAGGTGGCTCAGGCTCTACTAAACCAACTGCCGAGGCAAACGATTTCTCAAAGATATATTCTTCATGCTGAATCATTAACGAAAATAATTTGCACAGTCCGTACTCAAATAGTGCCTTTGCTTTCTTTTCTGCAGTAGCTGCACACCTGCCATACAGAGACTTCATCTCATAAGCAGAGGATGCCATATTGAAGTCAAGGTCATCAACACCACCTAGCGCTAATCGTATTTCTGACCTGTACTGCTTTACGTACATATTCTGGTCACCACTAACGGCATCTGGTGTCATGTAAGACACACGGTCAGTGGGCTCAAGGTTTGCAATAACTCTTGGTACTTTAATTTGTCCATCTATACCAGCACTGAAGCCTGGCTGACTTGTACGTGTGCTGGGCCTATCCATTGCATAGAACCCTGCTTGAGAACTAATTGTTGGACGCATTGCTCCCTCATCACCACTCTCAAGAATGTCGTGACGTGGACGACTAGAGACCAACGTAGGGTTCCCAAAGAACTTCATGTTCTTGCGAACGTTACGTACTAGCTCATCGTGGAACAGAATTTGATTTGCCATCCAATCAAACTCACCAGTACCAGTAGATTCGCCAGTACAATCCAAGTGATTAAAGACTTCAACAGCTGGAACAAAACCTAGAGTATTGCTCAAGGTCTGTGTCTGACCTGGCTGTTGCATGGCCATCAAGCCTCCAGAATTTTCAAACTCAATCTTTTCGTTAGAAATTGTTTGCTCAATTCTGTCTTTATAAACTTTGAGTTGTATAAATTTTTTACGTCCACCACGTTTACCTGGTGTGGCATACGCATCCATCATATTCGGTTCTTTAACTTCAAAGCTATAAATCAACTGAACGTGTTCAATCTCACCAAACTGGTCCCGATAACATCTGTAACTATCTTTTGGAAAATACAACAACTGATATGTATCACCCGTTGGTCTGAAATAAAATAAACCTTGCCCGTCACACAGGAAATAGTCAATTATACTTTCTAGTTTCATTTCGAGCATATTGCTCTCATAAACTTTTTTTAGAAATTCCCGTCGTCCGTTATATGAATCTTGCTCACAGAAAAACTCAACACCACGCCTTAAAATAAACAAACGCATTTGAGCGAGATGAGATGAGACAATCATCGTCTCAACTGGAAGGTCACCTCGCTTCTCTTTTGCAGCGTTTAATATTTCCTGAAACTGTGCACTATTGTTTGACATTTAAACTTCTACGTATACACTATAAGTCTAGCGAGAAGTTAACTACCGATTGAATCCCTAAAGTCATCGTAAATTTCTTTTGTCTTATCTCCAGCCATTGGGTCAGATGGTTTTACGCCACCGCCTTTATGTTCAGGAGCATTCATTTTAAAGATATCGCCTAAGTAGAAATTCTGCTGTGCATCCGATTTCTGTCTCCAGTAATTCTGGGAATACCCCATACTGTTGTACAGATTTGCTGCTCTATCATAAGCACCAGTTGCGGTTTTTCCATCATTAATTGCTTGCTGCGAACGACCACTACCGCTCAGTTCGCTCTTAGATCGTTGATGTTGATTGTTGTTTAATGCTTGATAGGCAGCAAGACCTTGCATATTATTAAGAGCGCTACTACTACCACCACCTTCTCCAATACCAACACCTCCAATATTCACACTGTAGTCATTGCCGATATTAGAGTTATTGAATGAGTTCTGATCCCCAATAGTAGTTGTCCAATCTCCCTTGTTACCAGTATTCTGTTGAACAGCATTGTCAGTACTGTTGTTGGTTATCTTTGTTGTGTTACTAGGAGGCGTTAAATACTTGCTAATATTTGCTTGGTAATTAGATTTATAATTATTAGCAGCATTCGGCTGATCTTGCTTGTTCTGGCTAGTCTGAATTGATGGAGCCCCCTTGTATTGATACTGCTTGAAGTTATGCTTCAACTGATCCATATCTACGCCATAGGCGTTACTTTTGTATGACATAATTTTTATTTAGTAGAAGGAATTGCTGAAATTTACCTTGCCTTGGTTAAAGCTGTAATCATTACCTATATTAGAACCATTGAAAGTATTCCCATCACCAATTTTGGTTGTGAAATTACCTTTGTTGCCAACATTTTGTGTCACTTCATTGGAGATATCAGTATTGCCTTTGTTTTTATAATTTTTAGCTAAATCAAGTGCATAGTTATCTATTTCAATTTTTGCTTCTGATTCACTTTTATCATTACCTATCTGTGAATTATTAATTGTGTTCTTATTACCGATTGTTGTTGTGAAATCTCCTTTATTGCCAACATTTTGTTCTACGTTGTTAGAGATATTATTTATATGCCCTTGTGCACGATCTTTTGCTTCTGACCTATTGTTTATTTTGATTGTTGCTTTATTAACGCTTGTATCATTTCCAATCTCCGAATTAACTTGAGAAGATTTTTGTTTAGAGGCTGCTGCCGCTTTTCTTCTAGCCTCTTCTGCTTGTCTTGCTTTAGCTTGTTGAGCAGCTTTTTGTTTAGAGGCTGCTGCCGCTTTTCTTCTAGCCTCTTCTGCTCGTCTTGCTTTTGTACTCTCTGATTCACCACGATCTATATCGACTCTTTTATTTAAGTCAACAGTGTTAGCAGAAATTTCATCGTACAGTCCAGAAATTCCACCTTTTCGATTATTTACATGTAAACGGCTAATGTCTTGATCAAGCCAACTTTTAATTTGATTATTCGAATATCCAGCTTTCTGCGCCATTTGATAGTCTTTATGACCAAATGCACTATCTTGACCATAACGTGCTGCTATATCTGCTAATGATTCTCTTGACATAAGCGCAATACATCCATCTTTTTTATTATAACTAGAGTTACAGTAAGTTACTGTTTTCATTAAACTCCATTTGTAAAGCACCACGTCTTAGTAATCCGCCCATCGTCAGCACCATAGAATCCACTGCGTCGTCGTGTGGTGAATGTCCGAAGTTGATGAGTTCATCTTCAAGGATATTCCACTTACGCCACTTGTTCCATACAACTTTACCGTGCTCATATAGACCAAGCACCCCACGTAGACGTGCCAGTTTGTCGCCTTTAAATCCTTTCACTGGTGAGCAGCTCAGGTTATACAAAGCACGTTGTTCAAACATTACTCGCTTGAAGTCGCCTTCAAATGACGACTGATAAGCAACAGCTTCTGGCCATACCATGCAAGGTGACATTGACGGGAAGAACTGACCATCATCATTTTCAAGCACGATGTTCCAGTCAGCTAACATTTCGCATAGCGTATCCATCTTCTCTAGGTTTCCCATACTCTTGACCCTGCGCTGGTCAATCAGATATATCTTTCCGTCCTTGATGCCACCTAATGTGAAGACAGTCCAGTCGTTCTTTTCGCTTAGACCAGCACTAAGGTCAATACCTACTCCTATACAATCGTAATCTTCTGGGACCTCGCCTTTTACAATAAGGTCTGGTGAGATACCAACGTCACTTGATTGCACTGCAGTATTGAGATACTGATATGCGAAAGCAACACGGTTCTCCATCTTGCGTTCGTTCAAGTATTTCATAGACCAGAACTCTGGCCAATACGAACGTTGCCTACCTTCAGCGTCTGTTATGACAGCTTTCTGGATAATTTGTTTCCAGTTGTTCTTGGGGACAAACAAGGTCGCGTGAATATCGTCAAAGTGGAAGCGGGTTCCCAGACAGATAGCCCTAGCTCCTTGGAACATCGTTGGTGCGATAACGTTAGACCACGTCTGCTCCATCTCACGGCGAATGTCTGGATTGTTGATTGAAGCGGCAGATTTGATAGGGTCATCAATAAGCACCAGCTGCGATCGTTTAGAGGTGATTGCACCTTTGAGACCACCACACGCAATTGTGAAAGCTTCTTCACCTGCTGTATCAATACCTGCAAAGTCATAGTCAATACTCCAATACTCATCTGAACGTTTTATCTTTGACAATCTCACCATTGGAAAGATTTCACGGTATTTATTACTCGTCAAAATACCTTTGATGGTTGCACTCTTGGCTCTACTAATGTCAACCATGTATGCAATATATAGTATACGCAACATCTTCTTTGCTGCTGTATGTCTACCAATCATCCATGCTGCAAACAATCCAAGCACAGTTGACTTGGCTGAACCTCGTGGTGCAAGGATTGCCGTGTTAGGCCCACCAATACCTAGTAGACATTCACTATCTACACCTGTGCATAGTTCTGCATGCCATTCCAACATATGCTTGGCTGGAGCTTTACCCATAAACACACAGAAGTCTTGAAAGTTATCTCTTGCTTTTAATACTTCTGGTGAAGGGGGCATAACCGTTACCTTAGTGGCATTCATTAATGCCATTCTACGATAAGCTAAAGCAACACTAGGGACTGCCATATAAACATCTAATAGTGTTTACAGTCTAACGCCACCATCCTCGCTTACGCTCTGCTTGGTATTGCATCATTCTGTCAGTATAAGATGCACGGGCAGCGTTTATTCTATTCTGTCTACGTGTTATCTCATATGCAATTCTGATTGCTTCCTGAAACCTGCGTCGTTCTTCAATTCTTGGATCTACTGCGTAATAATCAGCTAGGTCTAAATGCTGCATTCCTGGTAATGGTGCCTGAATTGTCCCACGTAACCTGATAGCACGTGTACTGTGCTCTCTAATCTCAGGTAATTCTGGCACCTCCGGTATCATCATTAGTTGCTCACCTCGCTATACACTTTGGCCCATACAGCATTCATTGCGTTATCAATCGGTTCTGCAAACTGTGGGTCATCTTTAAAGATATTAGTAAGCTCACGCATTACTCGGTCAGCACCTGCAAGGATCAAACCACGCTTGTCAGTTGAACGATTTATACGCTCACTGACTTCAATATGTGACCTTAGTTCTTTCTCTAATGCAGCAAGACGAGCAGCACCATTGTCACCTTTAATCTCACCAGATGTGACGGCCATACGTAACTCTTGAATGTCACTATGTAGTGCAGCAATCTCACTGTTCAAGATTTCACGTCTATTCAGTTTCTTATACTTCATTTTGACCCATCGTGATAGGTCGTTGAATGTACCGTTGTATCCAAGAATGCCGGAGTATACCCAAATTTCAATAATAGATGGAGTGTACTCAGCAAACTCCTTGAACTCTTCACTCTCAGAAGCAGGTAGGGTGTCTAACCATTGATCTACAAAAGTTAGGTAGACTTTTGAACTTTTAGTTGAAGTAGTCATTACATCTTACCTGCTAAGCCGCGTGCGTATTTGTTCTGCCTTGAAGCAGTCTTACCTTCTTCAATGGTTTGTTGCATCATAGTCTTACGATCCTGATTGCCTTGCGATCCTATTTTACGTACATCTTGGTCACCTGTTGCTTTTATATTTTTTCTATCTTGGCGACCTTTGACTTTGGTAAGTGCTTGATCCATAAAGCCTTGAGCATCAATCTTACGAACATCTTGGTCGCCTTGACCTTT